CGGCTGGCTTCGGGTATCATACTTTGGCGGATAGGTTTCGCCACCCACTTACAGGCAAACCAGCAGATGAAGTCATCGGAAATATATATGAGAATAAAGAATTACTGGAGGTGAAGCATGAAAGCTAGGGTCATTGAAATGCAGATTGGCGGTGGTGTATGCGTGCATAGCTTGGAGGAAGCGTGTAGAGAGTATATTCGGATGCTTAAAAATCAGGAAATTGCACGCACAAAGATTCATTTTGCGGTGGAAATGCCCGATGGTGAGATTCAATGCATAACAATTAGGGATGAGGATGCAGAAACAGTGGCTTATGGCGATTTCAAGGGATTGCCAGGTATACTTGATTATGCAAGGGAGGTGGAAGATGGGAAGGGGTAAGGGTCATAAATACGAAATCAATGAGATTGTTAGGCTTATAAAACTAAAGGAGAAGAATGGGCATGACGCTACATTTGAGCGGGATTTATTAAAATCCTGGTCAACATATAGTGGATGGGAATATGCAGGGGAATGCCTAGAGCATATGCCAGTGGCAACCAAATCAAAATTGGGGCGAGTAAAGGGTTAATTGATGGTTGGATACAGCGCAGAATATAGGTGTATTAAATAAAGGGGGAAACGAGATGGATATAGGTCATATAGTTCTAGTGATAGGGGATTGGGTGATAAGGATGCCAACTTGGGTTATAGTTATATTGATTTTAACAGGTGGTGCTGGCTTGGTTAAAATAAGTTGGGGGAAATAATAAAGGGGGGAATTATGTTTGAGAGAATCGGTAGGATAGAGTCCACAATGCTTGGCTTTGAAGACCACGGCATTCCAACATTCTTTCTACACTTTGACTTCGGTGGTGCGGGGCAAGGTTTCGGTGGATATTCTTGGGGCGAATACAACAAAGAGGAAGAGGAAATGGAGGGGACTGCGGCTGGGGCTGACCTCATATTAGGCATACTCAAGGCATGTGGTGTTGATACGTGGGAAAAGATAGAGGGGAAGACTATGTATGCTCTGTATGATAACGACAGATACGGGCAAACAATTGAAGGAATAAGGGCGCTGCCACTTGAGAAGGGTGAGACTTTTCTCATAAAAGATTGGCAACAGAAATGGTTTCCAGAGGAGTTAAAGGAGGAGGTAAAATGATTAATGACACAATGGTGGTAAAGAAGGGGTTGACGGGGGAATATGTGACAGTGATTGTGGATGACGAAGAGAATAAGGCGGTGTTGCTGGTGGGATTAGACGACACTCTGCAACCTGTGTACCTCACCCTAAAAGAGATAACCCTAAAGGCACACCCAATACACGAAGCGAATCTAAAACTCAACTTCCCAGCCCGGTTACAGAAGCTGACGAAGCTGTGGCACGAGATAAACGAAGCCCCCTTCCAACACCAACAGACGATGTTGCGATTGTGGGCGTCCGGGTTCTTCAACAAGGGCAAGGGTCGGGAGCACCTCATCAATCTGATTGACCGGGGGGTGAACACAGTCGTCCCGTTTCTGGTTGAAGGCGATCCAGAGGTGTTGGTTGAAACCCTGGTCGGCAACTACAAGCCGTGGGCGTATACCACACAGTTGGCGTTGAATTTTTTTATACAGCAGATGGAACTCGCAGATACAGTTTTGATCCAAGCCGCGACTAATTCGATGTTTGGGGCCGGGATCACGCGCACGTTCACCGAGTATGATCGCAAGGTTACACTGGACGACGAGGTCATTAAGGCAGGGCGACCGACTGTTAAGATCATCCATGACACTGATTATGTCGGTGATGCAGTAGCCAGAGATCGAGAGGATTTTGCCTTCGAGGGTGATATTTACAAATTGCCTACCGCGTATGCCAGAGAACTATTCGATGGAAAAGCCGAGAACGGTAAAAATCCCGCTGATTTCATTGATGCAGATAGTAAATTAGTCAGTGATTATTCCCCTAAGAAAATATCAGACCCTAACTTCGACAGAAACAAGTGGGCACTTCGAGACCAAACCACGTTCATCGACATCTATCTATTCGATGAGAATCGCACTGTGACGATCATGCCTGAAGGCAAGAACGCTATGATCCTCAGGTCGGTCGAGGAAGACGGTCCCAAGGAGTCACCGTATGATTACTTGGGATACAGCTATTTTCCAGGCCACCCAGTACCGATACCCCCAGCATGGGGTTGGCACGATGTTGATGTGTCATCGAATATTGTAGCCAAGACAGGGCGGGAACAAGCTGAGGCGCAGAAGGATATAGTCTTGGTTGATGCACCTGGTAAGAAATTGGGTGAAGTACTAGAAGCATCCAACAACATGGGTGTCTATCAAGTTCCTGGTTTGACTGGTGTTGAGAAGTTTAGTGTTGGCGGTATAAACGATCAGAATCTTTTGTATCTAGCGTTTTGTGAGGACGTGTTCAATAAGACAAAAGGAGCAGAGCCGATCATGCGCGGGGCCGGAACAGGTTCCCCGACATTGGGCCAGGATCAGATGCTCCACCAGAACGCATCTCGTAGCATCAATAATATGTACACGCGATACCACAGGTTCCAAACTTCGATTTTGAAGAAACTGGCTTGGCGGATATGGACCGATCCTACAGTCTACATTCCCCTGATCCATGAGGTGCCTGGGGTTGGGACATTGCCGAAGATATTCTCGCAGCCTGATAAAGTGGGTGAGTTCTATGACTTTGTGTTCAAAATCAAGCCATTCTCAACACAACGTATGTCACCAGAGGTTTTATATCAACGTATGATGCAGTTTGCCTCGCAGTGGATTCTGCCCACGATGCCGATGGCTGAACGGCAAGGCGCTGAGTTCAACATACCCGAAGCCACCAAGAAGATGGCGGCGTACCTCGGCATGGATGACTTCAATCAATTGTACCGTACTGCCGTGCCGGGTCCGACTGACACAGTGCCGTTCACTATGCAGCCGACTGGTGGAAAACGGCCCGAGAAGAGTCCAGGCCAGGGTAACGATTCGTTCGGGAGTCTAATCGGAAGTCGTGAGGCGAACAGTAATCAGAAACAGAGTTCGTTGGCCGGTGAGTCGGCGGGCATAGGAGGGAAGTGATGGCAGTAACCCTAGACGTTAGCATTATCGCCGAGCTACAAGGACTCGGCCAGGATATATCGTTTCTCGACAAAGGTACTGATGGGACAACCCCGACAGCTACGACCGGTCGACAGTATCGAACCTTAGGCGCGGCTAATGCTGACGAAGTGTTAGATCAAGGTGACGTGACCACAGCGACGTGTATCATCATCCGGGCTGTCACTCTCGATCTTGATATTGACCTTGACTACACGTCATCGTTCAGTGCTGATATGACAGTCAAGGCCGGAGAGATTCCTGCGGTGATAGTGAACCCAGTTGGGATCACGCGAGTGAAGAACAATGGTACTGACGAGACGCCGGTGTTTGAAGTTTGGGTAATCGGAACAACGTAACGAATTGGAGATAGAGACATGAACGCAGAAGACCTGACTAAAACAGAAGTAGAAATGATGAGTGATGTAGAAGTTGTATACTGGTTCAAGAAATTCACAGAAGATGAGCAAGCATCACAGATGCGGAAGCACATGCTGGATCAGATCGAAATCCGAGATGTTGATAAACCGCGAGTCATCAAGATCGACAGCGAGGTGATAGGATAATATGCCTGAGTATACCTATAGATGCCAGAAGTGTGACACTGTGTTCAGCGATTTCAACACGATCAGTAATCGGGACACCACTGATTGCGAGTGTGGTAGCAAGGCCAATCGTGATATGGACGCCGAACTAGCCCTTAGCGGGGGATGTCAAGTGATTACCGACAACCCAAGGTGGTCTCGATCAATGGGTGTGCCAGTCAAACAGTTGGATGAATTTCGGAAGCGGTATCCAAAAAGTGTCTACAATGACGAAGGGCTTTTACTCGTCAATAACCAAAAACACAAACACAAACAAGCGGCAGAACGTGGCATGGTAGCCTTAAATACTAATGGTAGTAAAGCATGGTTTAGATAGGAGGCAAAAGAAAATGAATGAAATAAAATGCACAATATGTGAAGCTGATTTTCGTGCTTCGGCCATAGAAGAAGTTCCTGCTGGCGTGCCGAAGTGTCCACTGTGTGTCAAAGACCACCCCAAAGCATTGTCTCGATCCGAGATTATGGTTCATGCCAAGAATGAAGCCGCGACTTTGTCCGAGGCTCGTGTGAATGCCATGATCTACGAGATACTTGAAGCGGCTGGGTTCAAGCGCAAGGTGTGTGAGAAATGTAATGAGAAGTTCTTTTCGACTTCACCTATGCAGGTGACGTGCGACAAATGCAAGGTCAAGAAAGACGAGAAGAAGAAGGATGAGAAGCCTAATGGAGGGAGTAAATAATGGCAGAGAACGAGACAGAAAGAATATCAGAAACACCAGCAGTACACACAATGCTAGTGAGTTTTGAATCGGGACATTACAAGAAGGTCACAGGCAAATGGAAGGGCGATAGTGTTTGGACCCATTGGATCAAACCCAATGGAAAAGGCGTCCACATCAACAAAGACAAAGTAGAATACTATGAGGAGCTTTGACATGCTTGACCCAATCGTAGAACCCGTAGTCGAACCTGTGGTTGAACCAGTAGAGCCGGTGGTCGATCCAGTTGAACCTGTAGAGCCAGTGGTTGAACCAGTCGAACCCAAAGAGCCGGAAGAAACTGGCGGTGGACTCGTCGCTCGAATCAGAGCTAAATTCTCAGGTGGTGACAAAGAAACCGCAGACATGACAGATGTCCCCGATGAGTTCACCAAGGTCGCAAGGGCCTTGAATTGGTCAGACGAAGATACCACAGAGTTTACTAAGGATTATACTAACGAACAATTACTTGAAATGATACCTTCACTCACTGGCGCGGACGCTGCAAAGGCAGATGATCCCGCTGAAACTGTCGAGAAGATCGACGAAGCAGTGGAGCAGAAGGTTGAAGATAGCCAGGATGGCGAAGTGTTGAAAGCGGCACTCGACAGGATAGCTGTCCTTGAAGAAAAACAAGGGGTCAGCGAAACACAGTCCAAGGAAACGGAGCAGGCCAATTTCAACCAAAGTGCTTCTGATCTCTTCGATGAAGCATCGAAAGAGTTCGAAGTGTTCGGCAAGACAGAAGATTTGCCTACATTTCCTGATGGCAGGCTCATACCGACCAGCCTTCAGATGCAAGCCCGCTTAGAGGTTTATGGTATGGCAGAGCAACTCAAAGAGGCTGGGATGCCGGGCGACAAGGCCTTGGAACTTTCCATGAATGCCTACAAGGGTGCTAACCTCGAAGTTGAAACACAACGGATAGCAATAAAAGGATTGAAGGAGCGAGAGCAAACGCTCGGTGGAAAGCGAAGTAGCCACAAGACCACGGAAGCAGCTAACCTATCTGGGCCGGAAACTATCGCCGCTGTTAAAAGGGAGCATGGAAAATGACAACTAAAATATAAAGGACAATATCATGGCTGATGAATTTGAACTAGCGACAGACATCTGGGACGCCACGTTCCAGAGAATAATGACCAAGGAGCCTAAGTTGGCTACGTTTGCGTATCGCAAATGGAGCCTGTTCAACCTGTTCTTCAATAACGCCAAGACAGTTATTGGCGGAGACCAACTTGAAGGCAACATCACTATGGATAGTGAGGGCAACGCTCGTATGGTGGGCGCGTGGGCACAGGATGCCTTGGAAAAGAAGAACATCAATGCGCAGTATACAGCCAAATGGCGGCATGCCAAGGGCGGTATGATGTGGAACCTGTTGGAAACCTCTGTTAATGCAGGCGATCAGAAGATTTACGATGTGCTGAAGACCCAGTTTAAGAGCGGTATGAAAGACCTTTACGAGACTGTGTACCTTGCTCTTGTGACAGGTCTCACTGGTGCTTCTGATTATGAGAGCCCCAACTCGATCAACACATGGCTCCGTGTTGGCACTGCATCCAGTACAGGTGGTTGGACTGGCTATCGGTCCAGGTATAATGATGGCAGCACGCCTGGCACAGCTTATGACACTGGTGGGCTGACTTCGAGTGCCAGTGTTAATCCTGGGTGGGCCAGTTACTACGCTGACCATCAGGGCAACATTGACGAGTCGCTTCTGTCTCTGCTTGACGTGGCCATCTTGGAACTCGGTTTCCAGGCCCCGACTGTTGGCGTGAATGTGAACACTGATCTCGGTCTCAGTATACCGGATTTCAGTATGTACTCGACCAAGAATGTGCATAAGACTCTCAACAATCTCTATGCGAAGGCCGATGATAACATGGGCTATAACAAGAACTCGCATTGGGGCACGCCTACGTTCATGTCGATACCGTTCGCGTACACTGATATTCTGAACACAGCCCGCACGTCACTGTACGGTACGGACCCGATCTTCGGGATAAACCACAACGATCTCTACCCGGTTATCCATGCTGATTGGAACTTCGAGACAGTTACCGCGAGAGACCCGAACAGGTCCACTGTGTTGAAGAAGCTCATCTGGCTGAAGTATCAGATGTGGTGCGATAATCCACATGATGCTGGCTTTTTGATTTCTAGGCACCCTAGTTCATAATTAGGTGATTATCTAACATGACAGAAGAATCTAAAACGTGTAATGTTTGCAAAGAACCCAAACCGTTCGATGCTTTTTGTAGTGACAAAACAAGGTCTGATGGCAAAGCGGCTCGGTGTAGAAAATGTTCAAAGGAATTTTATCAACAAAACAAAGATAAGATTCTTGGACAACATAAAGAATACTACAAAGAGAACGCCGAATACAAGAAAGCATATCAGAACGAATACCGCAAAGCCAAAGCAGAAGAAATCCCCAACTGGAAGAAGCTAAAGGAAATGGCGTACAAGACTGGCAAGACTTTTGACGAGGTCGAAGCCTGGTTCAACAAACAATGGATGAAGCAACAGGCTCAATGTGCTATCTGTGGTAAAGTGTTCTGTGATGACGATTGCATAGACCACGACCACAACACCAACGAGCTTAGGGGTTTACTCTGCAATCTGTGTAACGTCGGTATTGGTGCGCTTAAAGATTCTTCAGCAGTGTGTTTGAAAGCAAGTGAGTATTTAACTCTTTTTAAGGAATAAGAAAAATGCCTAGTTATTACAAACAACACTTCGATGGGACTCTTGACAAGTCCATTTATGGTGGACAAATTCCGCAACTCAATTTTTTGAGTTATGTGAGCACCACCCCACAGCCCGGTTGGAACATCGGTGACGGTGTGGAGCTTGCCGATGGTAGTGTGTATCGCCACTGCCTGTCAAATGGTGCGGGTACTATAGAGCCGGATCAGGGTTGTCACTTCACTGATACTGGTTTGGTGTCTTATACTGCTTTTGGCGTCTCCGCTGATGGCACGAACGAGGTCACTGTTCCGGCACAAACTCACGTACTGCAAGTCAAAGACCAGCTTGCTGGTGGATACGCCATCATCTTCAATGGTTCAGCCGATGATGATTGTACTTATGGTATAGTCGGCAATGACGCCACGGCTGCTGACGTTGCATTCAAGATACGGTTGGACAGAAGTGTGAATCCTGCCGTGGTGGCTGGAACGTCTGCGATAGAGGTTTACATCAACCCCTACCGCGCCATCTCCCAGGCTACTACAGCCGTACTTCCTTGGTGCGGGTGTGCTGTTAGATTGGTCAGTGCTGCGGCTAATTACTTCTGGGTGAAGACTAAGGGTCCAGTGTATTGTAGCCCACAGTCCGGCGTCGGAGCTGACAACGGCGGATTACAGGTCAGATGGCGTGAGGATGGTACGCTACAGAAGGGCGAAACGGCAATTGGCGGTACTGTTCCTGCGGCGGACACCAACCAGGTTGCGGGTTATGTCCTTGCTGGTAGTCAGTCTGGCAACGGCCCGTTGATTGTCCTTGGTGGTAGTATTTAAGAAGTCGAACACGGGGCGGGCAATCCGGCTCGCCCCATTTTAAGGAGACAGAAATGGAAATCAAAGAAGCACTAGGTAATTTGGATATGGCGTGTGCTGAGTTCAAGGGCACACGAACAGATCATGTGGCATTGCAGCAGTCGATGCAGGTGGTGACAAAGGCGTTGGAGCCACCCAAAGAGAAGATCATACCAAAAGACGTAACGGACGAGAAAAAAGAACCCGACGGCAATAACTAAGACTCTGTCTCCAGGGGTGGTGCGTTCCTCCCACCCCAATTTTAAGGAGTCACAATGGCACGAATGACGTTATCATACGCAGACCTCTACACGAGGATCAGCAATTTCCTGGCCCTCACATCCAACGGCACGGCCCCGACAGGGACAAGCCTGACGACATGCAAAGACCTCGTTGATCGCGGTATCCGGCAGTTCCTGTACCCGCTCGACGCACGATATGGGTCTCCACATGAGTGGTCGTTCCTCAAGCAACCGTGGTCTTTCAAGACCAAGAGTGGGATATGGAAATACTCGGTTCCAGTCGATTTTTCTGATCTGATTACTGATTTCACGTTCGATGATGACCAGGCACTTGGATCACTGAGCAAAGTGAGTGGGCAACAGATTGAGAAGATGCGGACCAGGGTTACTACTTCGGGTTGGCCCCATTATTTCGCCTTGGTCCCACAGCGATATGACATCGAGATTGGGACTACGTATCAGTTGTGGTTGTATCCTACCCCGAGCCAGGCATATTCACTGTCTACGTTCTATCGTCCTGATCCCGTCAAGCTGGCAGCAACCACTGACCTGATGATCGGTGGGATCATGGCTATCGAAGCGATCCTTGAGACCTGTCTGGCTGTGGCCGAGACCCAGGAAGAAGACAACGTTTCTACACATCATCAACAGGAAGCAGCACGTTTGATCCAGACAGCGATCAGGTTCGATTCGGGTAAGACAGACACGACAACGATAGGCAACCTGTACACCAGTAAGATGAGGTCAATTGACAGATTCGCAGCGTATCGAGCACAAGAAGTAGATTATGAAGCGGATGTCTATGCCGCTGATAGATAGGCCCAAAGGGGGCTGTTAAGTTATTAACCATTTGTTAGGAGTATGAACATGAGTGCATTCAATTGGTTTTCTACACGACACAAGGCTCTTGATCTGAGGACGAAAGAACTCACTACTGCCACCGCGACCACCACATATACGGCTAAGACAGGCCGTTCAACGGATGGTTTTGTCGCTGACCGGGTGATCCGAGTCGATGGTACAAGTGGAAGTGCCATGACTATCACCGTCCCTGATGGGATTGCTTACGGACAGTTGCTGTTGGTCATACTTGAGGTTTATGCGGCCACCAGTACTGTTGATGTCTCCACTACGACCGGCGACGACGCGACTCAGATGACCGCCGCAGGTGGGTATAGTGAGTTGCAGTGGCAGGGTGACACCCTTGGTTGGGTCGAGTTGTCGAACGAAGCAACGTAAACAGTAACACAAAGAGGAGAACGCCATGCTCCTTAAATTATGCTGCACTTGTAAAAAAGAAAAGCCAATAGATGAATTCAATAAAAACAAAAATACTAAAGACGGGTACGCTTTTCGTTGTCGTTTGTGCAGAAAAGAAAAAGAGCAGAGTCTGACGGTTGGACAAAAACAACGCAAAAGAGCGTGGCATCTAAGAACAAATTATGGTATGACTATTGAAGAGTATAGTCGAATGTTCGAGGCACAACAAGGCTGTTGTGTTATCTGTGGTTTGCACCAATCTGAATTAGATATGTCTTTGGTTGTTGACCATGACCATGAAACTGGACGCATTAGAGGATTGCTTTGTAGGAATTGTAATTGCCGACTTGGACATTATGAGTCTGGAAACAATTGGTACAAAGAAAATGAATTGATAATCAGTGGATATATAAAGGGAAAAACATGAGAGGGATCAATAAAATTTCGTTTCCTGCACGTTGGATCGCTGTTGGGTCAATAACAAGTGAAACGTCCGCGTTGGCTGTGACTGGTCGAGACGTTGCAACAGTGGACGCTCTTGCTGCGACCAAGATGGTCAAATTGTCGCCGCTTGATCCGGGGTCGTATGCGATGTTGCTCCGGTTCCGGGCGGATGGTAATGCCGATTTGGATTCAGTGTTAGAGATGTATGCTGCTCGGGGTGCAGATCATTATAGTAGAGTGGCGACACTCACCATACTTACAGGCACTCAGGACACCGACACATCTACTATCCATTTCATTGACGAGGTTACTGCCACAAACGAAGATTTGATATATGATGGTGAAGAGAACATAACTACTGGTGATAACCATATAGCGTCCTATTACCTGCGAACGCTCGGCAACGACAGGTTTATCTTCATAGCGAGTGACCTTGATTCAACCACAGTGTACGTTGACGTATGCTGGCTTTACGAATAGGAGTACGACATGCCAAAAGGAATAGGATACGGGAAACCGAAGAGTAAACCCATGACACCGAAGAAAAAGAAAC